TCTGCCTAAAAACCCGGTAACCGAGGAATAATGGAAGAACATGTGCTTGAGATGGTTGGCGAGTTTGGCGCACTAGGGTTGGCCTCTGGTGCGATCTTCTGGATATGGCAGAAGACAGCAAACCGGCTTGATCAGCTCACCGACAACTTCCAGCAGCAAGTCAAAGATATGCAAGACGAGTGCAACAAGCGTGAAGCCGAAGTGCGGGATCGGTTCATGGAAGTGGTCAACAAATACGATCAAGAGCGCCTGCAATGGGTCACCAGGCTTGATGCGATAGATAAAGAAGTCAAAGACGTTGAAGAGCTTATCAAAGAAGGCTTAGGCGAAATGCGCAAACACTACGCCAAAATCAGTGTGGCGCTTGGGCGTGACATATGAAGGGCCGGCCAGCTGTGCTCAAGGGTCAAGACCACAAAGGCCGTTGGCAATGGTCAGCAGAGAGCGCCGTGGTCGTCAAAGCAATCACAGACGTATTAGGCATGGGTGCTTACAAGCGAGAAGCTGCAATGCACGCTGGAATCTCCGAGGGCACGCTTAGAAACTGGACCAACAAAGGTGCAGAAGAGCGCCGACACCAGGCCAAAGGGGGCAAGCCTCGCAAGCGCTTAAGCGCTTATCTAGAATTTTTATTGGCTATAGAAAAGGCAATGGCTGATGCGCAGCTTAGTGACCTTGGAATCATTACGCGAGCTGCACACGATGGCGCTTGGCAAGCAGCGGCATGGAAGCTCGAGCGGCGCAACCCGTCACGCTGGGGCAAACAGCGCATTGAGGCCGAAGTCAAAGGCGGTTTGGTGGTCGAGGGGATCGACTGGCTAGAGCAGAAGATTGACGCAGCCAAAGGGATCAAGGGCGACTGATGAAGCGCTGGGCATTTGGCACACCGAACAAGCAGCAGCGTGAGGTGTTAGTGTCACCGCATCGCATGATCTACTACCGGGGCGGTTTAGGTGCCGGCAAATCATGGTGCGGTGTTATGTTTGCAGCGTCATCAATCCTGCTGCACTCCGAAGGCGTCAACGGTGTCATCTTAGCGCCCACATACTCCATGCTTGATGATGTGATCAGGCCGCAGATTGAGGATCTATGGCCAGAGGATGTGGTGCAGTCATGGCACGGCACAGACAGAGCATACACTTGGCCCAATGGCTCCAAGGTGTTGCTGCGCTCAGCGGATCGACCAGGCAGGCTGCGTGGCATTCAGGTTGGCTGGGCCTGGCTTGATGAGCCAGCTGAGATGAAGGATGAGATTTGGTCTGTGATCACCGGCCGACTCAGAGCGCAAACCCGTTGGCTCCATCAAGTGTTAGTGACTGGCACGCCTAGCGGTTACAACTGGGTCCATGATGCCTTTGGACATCCAGGCGATAAGCTCGAAGAAGGCATTCATGTTGTCCAAGCAAAGACCGAAGACAACGCAGAGCATCTGCCAGACGGTTACATTGAGAGCCTGCGCAACCTGTACAGCGCACGGTTGGCAGCCCAGGAGCTGGACGGATCAGTCGTACACCTTGACGGGTTGGTGTTCTCAGCGTTCTCGCCAGAGCGCCACGTCATTGATTGCAGTTGGCCTGACAACACGCCCACATGGGCCGGCATTGACTTTGGCTATCGCAACCCGGCTGTTACCTTCTGGCGCAAACATCCAGAGCGGCCAGAAGCTTGGGTTTGCTTTGATGAGCTTATGCCGCAAGACATAACGACCGAACAACTAGCCGACCGTATCAGCGCCAAGCGTTACAACTTGCATGAGGCATGGTGCGATCCAGCAGGCAAGGCAGCCACCACAGCAGGGCGCACAGATGTTGAGGCAATGAGGCGAGCTGGAGTGCCGGCCAAGTATAGAACAGCAAGCCGAATCAGGCGCATTGCGTTTGGTCTGGAGATTATGCGAGCGGCCTTAGATCCGGCCGATGGGTCAGAGCCCAGGCTATTTATCCATGAGCGCCTAACCAGCGGCGGAAAACGTGGCATTCATCGCGCGTTGCTATCGTATCGGTTCAAAGGCAATACAGAAGCGCCAGACAAAGACGGCACCTATGATCACGCGATTGATTGCGCACGCTATATGATCGCAAACACACTTGGACTTGATCGCCGGACGGTGAACAGCAGCAAAAAACCTTTGCCCAGATTTACTCAGAGGATGATTGAGCTATGATTGATGAACTGATGGCCGAGCCCATGCGCCGGCTTAACCGGATGATGCAAGACCAAGCCGAAGGCAACCGCGCTGGTTGGATCGCTGAGATTCTAAGCATCGCTGACAAGTGGAGGCCCGAAGGCTACCGCAGAGCGTGCAACAAGCTCCAAGACTACTACAACGGCCAGCAGCAAGAAGGTTTGATGCAGCAGTTGAAAGCATCCTTTCCTGAAACATGGAAGATGCTACCAACCGACATGATCCTGCCTGTGATGCGTCGATGGATTGACCAACAGGCGACGGTCTACCTAACGCAACCAGCTCGCACGCTCATTGATGAAAATGGCGACGCAATCCAAGAGGGGCCGATTAGCCAAGCGTTTGAGAAGCTGCAAAATGACGCAGCCTATTGGGAAGTCTGGCAGCAGCTAGATCGCATGGTCCATTTGTACAACTGCTCATTGCTGATGTTTGGTTGGAACAGTTGGCGCAATCGACTTGAAGCGCATGTGGTCGCACCACAGTTGGTGCATATTGTGCCTGATCCTGATGACCCGTCAGACTTGAGCCGTGCATGGGCCGTGTTGGTTGAGCTTGCATCGGCCACGGGCGTTGATAGCGTAGAAGATCCTAGTGACCGTCGATTCCTGGCCTACTGGCGCAGCACCACAGAAGAAGGCCGCGACGAGTGGCAAGCCGTGGTAATCCATGAGAGCGGCTATATTGAACTAGATGGCCTTGATGATGCCATGGACTTCACAGCGCCGGTCAGAGATGAGAATGGCAAGACCGTTCTTCCCATGATCTGGGTCCAAAAGGAATCGCAACACGGCATTGTATACAGCCGGCCCAATACCGATTTAATTTCAAGCCAAGACGCCATCAATGAGACTTGGGTAGATATTCACGCCAGAGCAAGAACGTCTGGTTATGGCTCATACGTTGCCACCAGCTTAGACACCGATCGTGCACGGGGAGCGCTCAACATTGCGCCGGGTGGTGTCACGATCCTAGAAGAAGGCGAGACGCTATCAACGCTGACGGCTGACAGTCGGCTGTCTGAACACGTCGACATCTTGCAAACCTATCTCTTGCAGCAAGCTCAGCGCTTGGGCTTGTCGCCTTCGAGCTGGTCGCCAAAGGATCGGCCCAACCTGTCAGGCGTAGCGCTCAAGGTTGAGAATCTAGAGCAGGAAACGCACAGAGCCCAGCAGATCAATCGCTATTCTAGGATTGAGACCGAAGACGCATTCATTATCGCCAGAGCCGTTCACAACAGTTACGCCGTGCCTAATGGCGCTGATATGTTGCCGTGGTCTCTGACCATGCATTGGCGACCAGGCCCAACCAGCTTGCCGATCGATGAAGAGGCACAGCGGCGCATCTTAGATCATGACGTATCCAAGAACTGGATCACATCGGCCCAAGCCATGAGCAGAGCGCTTGGAATCACCGAGCAAGAGGCCCAACAGAATCTCAAAGACAACACGTCACAGAATCGCCAACAGATCCAGCCCGCAGGCTTAGGCTTAGCAGAGGCCGCACTTGGGTTGGTGGGCGAAGAATAAAGCATGGCCATCAATCCTGACTCCATATCCAAACGGTTTGAATCGACGTTACGCAAGTCGGTTGGCCGGCTTGAGAAATACATGGGTCAGTTGGTGGCGCAGCTTGACACTGAAGACGAGTTTCTAGTCCCTAACCAAGAGAATCTGGCACGGGCTACGCTGATGCGTCAGCAGTTGACCGATGAGCTGAACCGGCTGGGCTTTCAATCTGACGTGCGCAACCTATACAAAGACGTGGCCAACGTCCTAGCCCGTGAAGCTGGCGACAATGAACAAGAGCAGCTGATCGCCGAAACGGTGCTGGCTGGCTTTGCGTCTAACTTCACCAGGCACTTGGACAACTCATGGTTTACAATGACCGGGCAGATTCAAGACATCGTTGAGCAGGCAATCCTAACCAATGCGCCAATCTTAGACTTGCTCTACGTCCTAGCCGGCCCAGAGCGTGCAAGCATACGCATTAGCGCTCCACTAGATGCGCAGTTTAGCCAATGGCTCAACTGGAGCGCAGCAGCTGTTGACACTGCATTGTCTGGCTTGCTGCGTAAGATTGAGATTGTGCAGGCCACAGAGGCAGGCGTTGAGTTTTACATTTACTCAGGCACCTTGATCAAAACATCACGGCCCTTTTGCGACTTGATGAAGGGCGTTGTGGTTAGGCTTGAGGATTTGCGAGCCATTGAGAACGACCCAAGGTTTTCAAGTCTCAAGCTCCTTAGAGGCAAAGAAGGCAGACAACCACCGATTGTCACCACGCTTGGCGGTTGGCGTTGTCGTCACACGCTCAGAGCCACCAGCTTGGCAGAGGCCAAACGATCCAACCGGCGCATTTTCATGGAAGTTGGCGACGAGCTAAACGCAGAAGCGAGGGCGCTGCTATGAGTTGGGGCGTAAAGATGAGCAACACGATTGAGTTGGATTATCTCAACAACGTGTTGACCACCAAACAAATGGAGTTGATCGGCTTTGCTGGCGCTGCTGTGATCCAAGAGGAAACGCAAGACGGCCACATTGATCAAGATGGCCGACGGTTCAAAGCGTATAGCAGAGACTATGCACAGTTTCGCAAAGAAGAAGGCCGAGGCAATAAAGTTGATCTGACCTTTACCGGCCAAATGCTCAACGCAATGAAAGTGCTTAGGGCAACGGATCGCACGGTCACCATCGGCTTTATTGATAGCCGACCAGCTCGCGGCGGCCTGACTCCATCACAGAAGATGCAACGCACCAATGCTGTGCGGCCTTGGTTTGGCTTTGGGCGCAAAGGAAGCAAGCGCAGGCAGCGAATACAGCAAATCGGATCAGAGATATTTATTGAGGCATTGACCCGTCAATCCTGACGGAATAAAAGGAGGAGGTCAAAATGACCGAACAAGAGCAGTTGGCGGATGCCAACGGGGCCGCAACGGATGCTGCGACTTCTACTGTAAGCCGTGATGAACTAAGCAAGGCAATTCATCGGAGAGATTCGGCGCTGGAGCGCGCCCGGTCTGCTGAAGAAAAGCTGGCAGAGTTAGAAACGGCTAGAGTTGATAGGGAGCGAGCGGAGAAGCAGGCCCAAGGCCAGTTTCAAGAGTTAGCCCAAGAGGCAGAGGCCAAGGCCACAGCCTATGAAGCTGAACTCTTAGCCACCAGGCAGAAGCTCGAACGATTCGCAGCCAAGCACAAAGAACATGTGATGGCCCGTTTTGAATCGTTGCCCGAGGATACAAGGCAGCATTTAGCCGACCGACTCGGCGAAGATCCTGACCTTGAGGCTCTAGATAATGCAGTAGCATTGGCCGAATCATTGAGGCCGGAAGCGGTGGCACCATCTGTGCCTAGAAACATTGGAGCGCAACCCAGCGCAGGCAAAGTGGCCGGGGTCAACCCAGGCGGCAAAGCTACTGCAAGGGAAATCGCAAAGATGAACAAGCAACAGATGGCGGCCTATCTAAAACAAAATTATGGCAAATATTAGCCATCAGTTAAAGAAAGGGTTTTGCAATGGCTGCAACAACCACAAGTAATCTCGCTGCTCTAATCCCAACAGAGCTAATCTCGGGCGTTCTCGTCCAAAACATGGGCGACAAAGCCAGCTTGATTGAGCTGTGCGGCTTTCGCGGCGGCTTCAAGTCGTATGAGTTTGCAGAGCTTGGCCCATTGACGGCTGCTGCTGTTACCGAAGGCGCAGCGGTGACGCCTGCTGCAATCACGCCGGTTGGCACCGTCATCAACGCTAGCCCCCAGGAAATTGCACCAGTGCAGTTGACTCGCTTAGCGCTCGAATCCCAGCAGGGGCCAGACTGGCTCAACCTTGCAGGCGCTATGGGCAAGGCTCTCAAGAATCGTGTCAACGCACAGATTTGCGCCACGTTTGATGACACCTTCAACAGCAACCGCAACACGGTCCAAAGTGGCACCGGTGGTGGTGCGCCTGCTGCAATGGATCTTCAAACGCTTGAACTGGCGCTTGAAGTTGCAGCCGGTAACAACTCCAAATCAATGCCGTTTGGTGCTGATTCGGGCTTGGCTGCTGTTCTTCATCCCACTCAGGTTGCTGGCTTGCGCTCTGCTATCCGCACTTCGAGCAACTACGTTTCACGCGAAGACATCTTGGCCATTTACCCGGCATTGCCGACTGATGGTTTGGTGTTTGGTTACTACAACTGCGCTATTTATAGCAGCGTTGGCGTGGTCCAAAGCGGTTACTCGGTCAACGCTGGTACTGGCGTTAGCTTGAACACGGGCGGCGCGGTGCTTAGCTCGGGCAACACGCACAAAGGTGCGTTGTTCTCAATCAATGAGGCTGTTGGCTTTGTCATGCAGCGTGATCCTAACATCCGTATGCAAGAGGATGTGCTTATTGGATCGGGCGGCATGAACTTGGTTGCCGGTTACGTTGGGGAAGCTGCACGCATCAGCGAGCAAATGACCCTGATCGAGAGCCTGTAACATGGCCGGGGCGTTGATTTATCTTCGCCATTCTTCCGGTCGTCAGCGCATTTGCTCTGAAGACCAGCTCGCGGATTATAAGTCCGCGGGTTGGTCCGAAGAGCGGCGCGTTGAGGTTACGGTGGAAGCAAAGCCGAAGAAGAAGAAGGCACCAGCCAAAAAGAAGAAGGCCGAATAAATGTTTGATCCTGATTGGCTAAACGGGAAAGCACCTTACGCAGCGCACCTTATAACCTGGCTCATGGTTGGGTTGTTTGCGCATGGTGCGCGCGCTGACGTAGACAAAGCGATTGCGGCAGCGCATCGACTACCTGTAGTCGAATCCCGTTTGGCTGATCAGGCTCGGCGTATTGAGCGGCTTGAATTGATGGATTCCAAGCTGGATCGTTTATCAGAAAACATGGCGGCAGTGATGCAAGAGGTAAAACGTAAATGATCCAAACGATACACAGAAGCACAGGCGGCACCATCCGCCACGTTTGCACCTTTGGCCGTCCTAACGCTGGCACGTTTAGTTGGAATCTTTACGACCACGCAGGCGAGCTGGTGACGAGTGCAGCTGGTGTAGTGCTCGCAACCCCAAACACTACGGCGCACAACAGCAGCAGCAAAATGGGCGACCGTACACTAACGACGGCTGATAGCCTTGCTGGTGGTTGGCGCACGCTGATGATCCAACCCCAAAGCTTTGGCAATATTGCTGTTCCTACTACCAAGCGCAGCTTTATGGTTGGCTTCCAAGTTGGCACCAGCAACACAGACGCCATTTTGTTTGATCCGTTGCCCATTGATGTTGCGAGCGGCGACCGGATCGTTGTGCCAGAGGTTACGGTAGCAATTAGCAGCGCAGTTACTAGCGCTCAAGATGCCGGGATCTATTTCTTCGAAGTCATCGCCAATGATGAAGACGGAAACGAACACCGCGAAGCTTCACGCATTGCGATCACATCCGCCAACATCATGCAGCCTTCATCCTACTCAAGCCTGACGCGCCGCTATCCGTTGTTGCGTGATCAAGGCCCGGCCGAAGATCCAGACTTTGCGGTTGCCTTAGATACTGCGCTGGAGCTGGTGATCAGCCAAATGGAGCGCTGGTCGTTTGATTGGTGGAATCTGCGCACATGGGACCAACTAGAAGATGTGGTCAGCGCTCGATGTGCTGCGCAAGTCTTTGGTGCCATGGGGCCTGACTTTACCGAAGCAGCCGACCAGGCCAACGCACAGGCAAACGCTCTGCTGCGTGACACGATTGATTCTCTGGCTTGGGTTGATACTGATGGCGATGGAACACCTAAAGGTGATGTTGCGCCTGACGTTGCACGGGTTTGGGTCAACCGATGACTTGGCCATCTGATCCGGTCAGAAGCTTGATCGTTGACACTATCAAAGACGCAACTTTGATCGGATCGCCAGGCCCTACCGAATGGGACCAAATGAAACCGCTCGGCGCTAACTCATGGCGTCGATTTACGGTTTTGGTCGATAACGGAAATATTGAAAGTTTGACCGATGCGCCTGCTATTGGCGCAACGGGTATTGCCTACTTGCAGCGCGTTTATACCGTTACGGTTTACTATGAGCGCGGCAAGAACAAGCAGTCGATTGGCGCAGATTCTGACGCCATGACCGATGACGCAGAGCGGTTGGTTGGTGCCATTCTGCGCATGAATTATGATTATCCCAACACCGGTCTTGAGTTGCTAAAGCCTGCACCTTGGACCATTATCAGCCTGCCCAATGGGCAAGCATCCGTCGAAATACAATTAAGCGCCAGAGTGCGTAGGAGTCTCTAAAATGAGCCTTAAAAGAATCAATCGAGTCAAGATTGGCAAGCTCTCTGGCACGCCGGTTTTTGATCAAGTCGAAAACTTCACAGCTGCTTCAATGGTTGGGACTGCGTACATTGACCTTGAGATGACCGACGCAAGCACGGTCGAGCTGACCAGCCCCCAAATCGAAATCACGGGCCAGCGTGGTGACGGCCAGGCCAGTCCAGGCGTTGACGGCAACAGAGACGGCGCACCGTCTTTGGCTTTCTATGTGCGCGGCTTGGATCTTAGCGGCGGCGCTGCAACCGGTATCAATGCCAACACTGCTGCTCCTCAATACGACATGTTACTTGAGCAAGCCACCGGCGGCACCGTGCGCAACACCATTGGCGCTGATGCTGATGCTCTATCATCGCGCTGGGTGATCAACTTTGCTGGTGGTGTCGTTGCCGGCATGGGCGTTGCGATCGGGGATATGCTCGGTTGGGTCAACGCTGCTGGCAAAATGGAAGTCATGCCGATTGTTGCAGTTGGCGCAACCACCATTACGGTTGCCGGTCATGCGGTAAACGGCACTGGCGGCTTTAGTGATGCACCAGGCACCGGCGATGATATGTACGGCATGCGAACTTATGCAGTTGATCAAACCGCAGGCGCACGGCCGCACATCGCTGTCCACGCTCAGCTCGCTCAAAGTGGCGTTGAGCGCTTTGTGCTTGGTTGCATGGGTTCAGTGTCGTTTGCTGATGCTGATGGCCTGCTGATGGCAACTTGGGCCGGTCAGGCTCAGGATTGGAAGACGCCAGCAGAGCTTACCGGAGAGCCGACCTTTGGCACTTTTGTGCCGCCTAACCTTGGCCCAGTGTCAACGCGTGGCGCTCGCGTGCTTGTATGCGCTGAGAAGGATTGGGGCGTTTCTAGCGCCGGTTCATTCTCAAACACTGATGTTGCAGTTGCCACGGCAATCAGCGGGAGCCTTGACCTTGCGACCGATATTCAGCAGCGCACGGCAGCAACCGGCAACAATGGCCGTCAAGGCTTTGTGGCTGTTCAAAACGAGTGCTCTGCCGATCTTCGGCTTTATCATGACGGCACCACGGCAAACCTTTTGGCTGGCGCATCGCAAACGTTTGGTGATGGCGCTTTGCTGCAGTTCATGGGCGACCAAACCACGTCAATCATGATGCAGTTTGGCGATCAGCCAGGCAACACGATCGTTCTTGAGATTCCGTGTTATCAGGCCAACGCAGTGCTTGGCGAAGAAGGCGGCTTGGCTACTATTGATTTGACTGGCCGGGGTTTCCGTCCAGCGTACAGCACAGCAACTGCCAAAGTGCATTTGCTATAAGGGGGTAGAATGGGCGAGGCAGCAGCGCTGGACAGCGCAGAGCTTGAGGCAACCGGCCAGATTAGTGATTGGGTTGATATAGTTGACACAGAGGGGGCACCGATCAAACGCGTGCGCCTAACGTTCATTGCATCAGCTCAATGGTTTTCGATCGAATCACGCAAGACAGCTTTGGTCAAAGGCGCAAGCGCTATTGAACAAAGGTTAGAAGAAGGCACATCGGATGACCCAGCAGCAGACGCAGCTCGGCTTGGATCATACAAGACCAGCTTGCTTGAAGTTGCAGGGGAAACGGTCGCCAGAAGTGTGCG